CGTGAACGTATAGAAAGAAGGCTCCAACTCCCCTGCGTAGGCGAACACCTGGAACTGACGCATCGCAGATGCTCCGCCAGAACCCGTGATCGGCGATGCTGCCAGGTGTTGCTTCCAGCCTGTTGGGGCCGCGAGTGTTGCCGCTTCACCGGCCCTGTCACCGACGATGAGGAAGAGGAACAGTAAGTCGCCCTCGACCACATCATCTGGCTTCGCGATCACGACGCTCGCAGCGTTGACCGAGACCTGTGAGAAGCTGGTGATGTATGCAGCCACGAGCTACACGATGTCCACGTTGGCGCTAGTAACGCGAGCGATCTGGTTGCTCGGGATGGTGACGTTCGCGGTCGGAGTGACCATCGAGACGTCATCAACCCCGGCCAGCTCCTTCACCACACGGATGATCTCCGAGATGATGATGTTGTCTCCGATGCCAAGAGAATTGATGTAGTTCTGAACTGCTGTCGCCACGGATGGTTCGATCTGAGCGTCTGTGAAGCCTCGCGACGCGATCACCTTGATGATGAGCGTTGGGCTGATCACCGATGGGACAAGCACCACGATCTTCGTCCCCGTTGCGCGGAGACCTGGAAAATCTGTGAAGTCAGTCGGATCTCCGTTGATGACACGCTGCACGTACGCGCCAAGACCCGTGGTGTAGAGGTATGCACCAACACTGGGAGGTGCGCCGTCGGATGCGGCGACAAGACCGTCATGGATCAAGAGGGGTGTGACCAGCTCCAGGTCACCCGTGGACTCGTTGAATGCGAAGTCGGTTGGGTAAACGAGCGGAGCGCCTGCGAAGTCGAACACGGAGTAGCTTCCGAGCGATGGGATGTCACCGGCCGTCAAGACAAACTGAATGGCTGTGTTCGATGCGATCAGACGGAACTGATCGTCGTCCGTCTTCAGGTACATCCCAGTGTAGGCGTTGACCACCATCGCCTGCGTGGTGTCTTCCAAGAAGTTGAGACCTACTGACGTGGCGGTGCCGCGTTCTACGCTCGTGAACAAACGTGGTGTAGAGAATGGGCCGTACTGGCCGAGGTGACCACGCTGGTCACCGGCCTCAGCATCACGGATGATCACGTCGCGTCCGATGAACGGGACCTGAGTCAGGGAGAACGTCGAGGTACCATCAGTGATGTAGATGTAGCTGGTGCCTGGGCTGACCGGCTCAACGATCTGCGCGAAGGCAACGGCCTGTCCGGTTACGGGATCGACGAGCCCACTGACAGCAGTCTCGATCGATAGAGGAGTCGCACGCGTAAGGCTCTGAATGGAGTCCTTGATACGCTGCCGGTAATTTTCGTCGCTCTCGCGATCCGCTCCACGTGTGGCAGCGATCGGATTGGTGACCGTCGCATTGGTGAATGGGATGGCCAGCCATCGTGTGATTGTGTTGCTGCCTACCCGCGTGTCAGCGCCAACATTCACGGATTCCACATCGACTGGGTCAGACGAAAGATCACCGTCGAGCAACACGCCACCAAGCGTCACGCGGAAATCGATCTGCGCAGTGAATTCAGTAGGTGGAACGAATGGTGTCAGCCCGGCTGCAACAACACGAGCAGACCCATACGTGGATAGGATCACCACTGAGTCGATGTTGTGAGCAAAGACGGTCGGTGGCACCGTCAACGTGTCTCCGACGCGCGTGAACGCAAGCGTCTCCTCAAAGACAGTAGCTCGATCAAGAATGACGCTGCCGGAGACGGGCCATGCTGCACCCGTACCAGGGGACATAAGCAACGTGACCGATGCGATGACGACAGCAGCTGCGAGAATGCTTCGCGTAGAGATGAGGATGACCGGGGAGCTGACCTGGTGGCTGGTAGCCAGCCCGGTTAGAGGATGAAGGACAGTGAAGACGTTACCGACACGCGTATAGATCACATCCTCAGACTGTGCAGTGCCGCGATCGATCGTGACAGCGCCAGAGGTCGGGAAGCCGCTCCCATCCAACACCGTGAAGGTAGAATCACCAATGAACGCGTCAAGCGCGAATATGGTGTCAGCTTGCAACGCGCCATCTCCGACGACGATCTTCGAGATGGACGTGTTCGCTGAGCGGCGTTGCAGATCGGTGAAGATGTCAGAGCCATAGATGCGTGCGAGTGCATCTAGATCATCACCCTTGGCCGCATCGAGGTTGCGCAGGTCGAGCAGCCTAGCGAGCTGCACGTAGATGTCAGCATCCGACAATGCAGCCGTCTCGAAGATGGTGCGGAAAACAGACCCAACGTTGAGATCGATGTCCGTGTCGCCATACAACGCCTGAGCCGTCGCGAACATGTTCGCGAGGATCTCTGGGAAGGTCTTGAGCCTGAACGCGGTGGTCATCAGCTACCTCACGGCAACGTAGCACTAACGGTTTGTGAGTTCTTCACATGGACTGGTTGGATGGACAAGTTGAGCGAGAACTGATCCCGCTGCAACGCCAGCTGCATGTCGCCAACCGACTGCACGCGCGGGTCGCTCAAGATCGAATCGCGCAGGAAGAACTTGTAGAGGATGCCGAGGTCATCATTCCACGGACGTCCAACTGGAAGCTGAACGCCGAAGCCGGGGTTGAGAGGCAACCTCCCCTGCTCAACTCGCACGCGAATGTTGATCGCCTGAATGAAATTGTTGAGACCGCGTGCCAAGGATAGATCCTTGGTTGAACCGATCACGATGTCAGCAAGCTCAGATGAGGAAGCTCTTCCGTTAGCGGACACGAATTGAAGTAGGACGTCAGATCCAAAGGTCTTGACCTCAGGTGTGACGGGACGGTTCGCATCAAACTGGATGAGCCTGAGCGTGTACGCATCACCAACCGAAGGAAGAACAGGCCATGCAACGTTGATCTCAAGATGATCGAGGGTGTTCGCAATGACGACGCGTTGATAGTCGACACCCAGGTGTGTGAGCGTGACCGTGTAGCCATGCCACTGATTCGGGATCCACCCAGGTAGTCCATTCTCAGTGAATACCGTGTCGATCAACTCGTAGGCGGTACCTGTGTCAGAAACGGTGCTATTGACCGTAGGGATCAACGCAGGCGGTGCGGTTGATGCCACCAGCGAATTACTTCCAACGGTCGGTACCTGGATGAACTCACCCCACGCGATCGTCCCACTTGGCTTTGCCGCCGTGTTGGAAACGATGTATGGGGATTGGAGATTGTTCATCAGGACAAGGTCGATGAATCGATTCGTGTCTCCGAGAAGACGCAGTGCGAGGGAGAAGATGGTGTCTCCCTGGTTCACGACTACGGTCTGAACTGCGCTTGTCGTAGCTAGCTCGTTGATGTTTGTGACCAACCCAAGACCGCTGCTGGTCAGGAATGGGTTTACGTCTGGAGTACCAACCGAATTTTCTGTCGGTTGCATCACCGATGTCGCGATGCCTTGCTTGGCTTGCCCAGTGCTGTACTTGCGATTCTCCTGGAGCACGTTCGTGCTGAGAGCGTCCCCGATCGCGATCAGGCTGGCTTTCATGAACTCGACAGACCGACGCGCCTCCAGGTACCACTCATTCAGTTCACCTGTGAGGTTGTTCTCCAACGAGAAGCCTGACTCGAAACCACTCCTGATTGTGAAGACGTCTTCATTGAGGGCGGTGGCAACCTGCGCAAGCCCTGATAGGGAGCTGGCAGCTTGGTTCAACAAGACGAGCGGTGTTGCGATCACCGTCGTGAAAGCATCATGGATGTTCTCGAAGAATCTGGTGATGTCATCCAAATTACGCAGCGCCCTCTGGAACCTGCGCTGAACGGTGCCAGAAAGCTTCTTGATGAAATTGTTGCCGGTTTGTGTGAGTTCAAGAATGCGACGAAGCATGCTGCGCGTCCCAGCACTCAGATTCCTGAACTGGGAAACGCCAGATTTCTGCTGGTCGATGAGCCCAAGCCCAAACCGATGTTCGGCTTGATCCTGCCTCCCGGTAGAAACATCGATGATCGTGAAACCGATGTTGTAGTCGTAAGAAAATGGCTTCCGCGACGAGCGTGACAGCGAGAATTCTTGCGGCTCGATGCGCCAAAATTCTTCGTTCTTGGTGTCGATGTAGTGGAGCGTGACGAAGGTGTCACCCTCGCGCAGCTCATAGGCATATCTACGGAACAGATGGCGCAGACGATGGAAAGCAAAGAAGCCAGAACGCGCAGCTAGTTGGTTCTCCAATGCCTGCCCAGCAGCTGGTGTAGTTGGGACCAGTGAGCGGCTACTCGATGTGGTGGTTGTAATCAAACCGGGATTGGAAGACCCAGCATGAAGGGAAGCACCTTGCGGAAGAGGCGTGTAACCAGTCGTCCCTGAGATCGAGACAGGCTTGACGAGGTTGCCACGCGATTCGCGAATCTTGCCGCCGCCCTGCGTGAAGGTGATCGCTGTGGCCACAGGCTCACGCATGCTGACGCTCTGCGGGTTGACATCAAGCACGACGAATCGATCGTTGTCGATGCTGATGAAGCTCCTATCGTTCTTCGGCCCACCCTCGTAGCGCATGTAGAACGCATACCGAGAAGACTTGTTGAATCTCTTCGCGAAGTCGTCGGTAGGTTTCTGTGGTGGTTCTGTGGATGACATGATCAGAGGATGGGTGACACGATTGGTCCGGGGTACGTGACGGTACCTCCAATGACGGATTGCGCGTAGAAGTCATTCGCAAGAAGGCTCGTAGCCGCAGCCTTGGAAGCAGAGCTACCCGTGTTCGTCGAGAAGTCTGACGTGAGCAGCGCCTGAAGCCCTGCGTTTGGAGGCGGTACGATCGCTGTGGCTCCTGCGAACGACGTCGCAAGACCGAGAGCCGCCGCTCCCCAGAACGCCTGCACCGCTGTGGCGAGAACCATTGCACTAGCCCCGGGCGAATTCATTCCCGGTAGCGCAGCGATCATCGCAGCCTTCCCAGCGGCTACACCAGCAGGAGTGATCGGTTGTGCTCCCGCGACAGCATCGGCAGCGAACACTGCGTACGCGTCAGCGAGCGTCTGGATGGCCTGCGCCTCAGTTGGAACAGGGTCGAGGTTGAGCAGCTCGGTCGCGAGCACAGAAGCAGCCATCACCATCACGGCACTTCCTTCTGGGTGAAGGACATGTCGCTCAGGATGTTTGGTAGACCAGCATCTTCCGTGGTGTACGTCGCTGCGTTGGAAGGAGGACCGCTTGGCCCTGTACCTGTCGGATGAACATGCACAGCGATGGCGTTTAGCACCGTGCTCATCATCGCCTTCCAGAGCTGACCGAGAATGAGATTCTCGGTAGCACCCTCATCGCCGATGAACACATCCTTCCCATCAGCCGGGCGGATCTGAACGTCGCCACTGTCGAGCAACTTCACCGTCGACCCACTCTTGTGGTTGATGATGTATTCGCCGTTCGACTTGATCTCGATGGTCGTACCTTGATGAACCGTGAGCCGCCGCTCTCCATCCTCGACGGTAGCTCC